GGCTCCTGTGGCTGAGGCTCCTGTGGCTGAGGCTCCTGTGGCTGAGGCTCCTGTGGCTGAGGCTCCTGTGGCTGAGGCTCCTGTGGCTGAGGCTCCTGTGGCTGAGGCTCCTGTGGCTGATACGCCGGTAGCCTGACATGGCGGAGGTGATGAGCCACCGCTCGTCGTTCATAGCGCAGACGAGCTATGAGCACGACGACGGCACCCTCGTGATAGAGTTCACCGACGGCAAGACGTTCCAGTACGACGACGTGCCGCGCGGTATCTATACGGCGCTCATAACCTCCCGCTCTGTCGGCAAAGCGTGGCACGCGCTAATCAAAAATCGTTTCGTAGGGGAAGAGGTATGAGCAGCATGAAAGCCTTTCTCTCCGACCTCGGGGCCCAAGAGCTCGATGCTCCGGCAGAGGCGCTCCAGTTCGCGCTCGACCATGTGAATGAGGCGGGCACCTACAAGGGCGCGCTCATCATTCTGTCTGACGACAAAGGTCTTCGCCTTATCAACGCAGGCATGACTCTCGTCGAGAGCCTCGGGCTGCTGACGCTGGCGCAAGCCTCGATTGTGAAGTAAAAGTGGCAGACCTCCACGCCGATCTCTTTAAGCGGTTATACGCTGACCGCGTATTGGCGCATGAAGTTTTGTTTCGGCACAGGCACCCCAATGCCACTCAGCCGTTCCACCGCGAGATGATCGCTGACTGGCACGACAGCAAGATCCCCCATCTCATCAGCATGGCTTTCCGGGGCGCTGCCAAGTCTACCTTGGCGGAAGAAGCTATCGCTATCCGCGCGGGGTTCCGAGAGTTTAAGAACGGCCTCATCATCGGAGAGACCTATGACCGCGCCTGCGAACGACTTCACGCCATCCGGCATGAGATCGAAAGCAACGACAATCTCACAGAACTGTTCGGCGATCTGCGTGGCAGTGTATGGTCAGACGGTGAGCTCGTCCTCTCGAACGGGGTCAGGCTTTTGGCAATGGGGCGCGGCCAGGCGCTTCGAGGGATCAAGTTCCAGGACAGTCGCCCTGATGCCGTCTTCTGTGATGACATTGAAAACTCCTCGACTGTTGGCACGCTAGAAAATCGACGCAAGACCCGCGTGTGGTTCTTCGCGGAGCTGTTGCCAGCTTGCGATCCAACCGCTTTTGTTCGAGTAGCCGCAACGCCGCTCGATCCCGATGCGCTCGCAGTCCGTCTCTTGCGCGACGTTGACTGGACGCATCGGATTTATCCCATCGAGTTCCTCAACGCCGAAGGCATAAGGGAAGCGACATGGCCTGCCCGCTTTCCGCTGACGCAGATCGACAAGCTGCGCGACAGCCTCACCAACCAAGGGCTAGCCGAAGAGTTTGAACGCGAATACCTCTGCGAGGTCTCAAGCCGCGAGTCTCGCGTCTTCCGCGACAACTACTTCCGCGTAGAGCCGACGATCCGAACGTGGCAGCCGGTCTACGCTATGTTCGATCCTGCGCGCACAACCAACGCCAACTCCGCCACGACTGGCTATGCCTGCTGGAGCTGGATCGGGCCGAAGCTCGTCGTGTGGGATGCTTGGGGCAAGCTGCTCATGCCGAGTGAGATCGTAAGCGCCGTGTTCGACTGCGCGCTCAACAGCGACTTGCCGCCAGTCTGGGTCGGCGTCGAAGAGGACGGCCTCAACGAGTTCCTTCTCCAGCCTATCCGCCAAGAGCAGGTGCGGCGCGGCGAAAGCGTTCCGTTCCGCGCGCTGCGCGCCCCGAAGGGCAAGCTAGACTTCATCCGCGGCCTACAGCCCTTCTTCAAAGCCGGCGAGGTTGTCTTCGCCAAGGAACTGCCGGACTTGAAGCAGCAGCTTCTCGGTTTCCCCACCGGGCGCATTGACGTCCCCAACGCACTAGCCTATGCCCTAAAGCTGAGACCTGGTCTCCCAATCTATGACAGCTTTGGAGCTCGACATGTGTTCGAGGACTTACGTTCGGTGCGCGGCGCGACACCGTGGCTCGTTGTCAATGCGACACGTAGCCTACTCGCGGCATCCCTTGTTCAGTTCAGAGACGGAACTCTATACGTCCTCGACGACTGGGTCCGCGAAGGAAGCCCTACCGAAACAATTCGAGACGTCGTAGCAAACGCCCAGCTCTCTGCTGGCGGGCGGGTGACAGTCGTCGCAGCGCCGCATCACTTTGAAAGCTACAACAACGTCGGGCTCCTCCAAGCCTGCGCGCGCATACCTGTCACGACGCAGCGCGGCGTACCGTCGCACCTTGGTTCCCCCGCGCTCTCCTCGCTGATGCAGCGCGAGAGCCGAGGCTTTCCCTCCTTCCGCGTTGCGAGCCAAGCCCGCTGGACGCTCAATGCGCTGGCCGGGGGCTACACGCGAGGGCTGAAGAACGGCGTGCTGACTGAGTCCGCAGAGGAAGGCCCTTACAAAATACTCATCGAAGGGTTAGAGAGCTTTGCCGGTCTCACTGATGCCGGGTCGCTTTTCGACGACGATAGTGATATGACCTACGCCACGACTGCCCAAGGGCACCGCTACCTAAGCGCAAAGAGGTAATCCTAGATGGCCGAGATGAAACGAGACGCGGAGCTTGGGGGTCGTCAGGCGATCAAAGACCAGGTCAACAAGGTTGGCCGGGACGTAGAGAAGGGCTTCGAGAAGCAGCAAGAGCGGTCGGAGAACAACAACGACTACTGGGATGCCTACAACTGCGTCCTGTCCGATCGCCAGTTCTACAATGGCACCTCGCAGCTATTCCTCCCTTTTATCCACGATGCTGTCGAGGCGCGGAAGACGCGCTACGTCAACCAGCTCTTCCCGTCTAATCAACGCTACGTCGAGGTCATCACTGAGAATGGAGACCACCCTCACGCGCAGATGTCGTTGCTCGAGCACTACGTACGCCGGGAAGGTTTGCGCTCGCGCGTCGTCCGCCCGCTACTCGTCAATGGCGACATCGAGGGCCAGTACTCGATTTACGTGAGCTGGCGCGAACGGAAGCGCAATGTGACCTCTAAGGTTCTTGCGCCCGTCGAGATCGAGGGCCTCTCCGCTCCGCAGGAGTTCCAAGAGCCTGTCGAGGAGATGAAGGACGAAGAGATCCTCGAGTCCGGCCCGACCGTCGAGGTCATCGCCGACAACGACCTTCTCGTCCTTCCCGCCACCGCCGACACTATCGACGATGCGCTAGACAAGGGCGGTTCCGTCACCGTCGTCCGTCGTTGGTCTAAGGGCATGATTAAAGCCAAGAAAGCTGCAGGAGAAATCACTGCGGAGATGGCGGAGATGCTCGAGAAAGAGATGGGCTCGAAAGAGCGCGAAGAGCGCAACAACACCAGCAAGCAGCTCGCCTCCGCCGCGGGTATCAAGCTCGACGGCGGCAATAGCACCGCGACGATCTACGAGATCTGGGCGAAGCTGAAGGTCGGTGGCGAGCGCCGGCTCTGCCGGATCTATTGGGCAGGTGAAGGCCGCGTCCTCAGCGTAAAGCTGTGCCCGTACTGGTGTGACAAGGTTCCTGTCATCAGCGCCGCCGTCGAGAAGGTGACTGGCGTATTCAAAGGCCGCGCCCCTATCTCTGACGTGCTCGACCTCCAGGTCCTCGCGAACGATACGATCAACGAGGGCGCGGACACCGCGCACTTCTCTGCGATGCCTATCATCATGACTGACCCCGCGCGGAACCCTCGCGTCGAGAGCATGGTGCTCGGGCCAGCCGCTATCTGGAAGACCAGCCCCCAGGACACGACCTTCGCGCAGTTTCCCGACCTGTGGCGTAGCGCGTTCGAGCGCGCTTCGGAAATCCGCCAGCAGATCTTCCAGACCCTCAGCGTCAACCCTTCGATGATCCCCGGCGCAACCGGCGGCAAGCAGAAGAAGAACCAGGCCGAGGTCGCCAACGAGCAGCAAGTCGATCTGCTCCAGACTGCCGACGCCGTTCTTATCATCGAGGAAGACATCCTTTCCCCGATGCTCCAGAGGTTCGCCGAGTACGACCACCAGTTCCGCGACGACAAAATGATCGTTCGCTCCTTCGGCGAGATCGGGCGCGAGATCGTTATGGAAGAGATCGAGCCGTCGCAGATGAACCGCCGGTACGAATACCGCTGGTTCGGTGTCGAAGCGTCGCGCAATGCCGCGCAGAACCAGCAGCAGATCGCCGCGATGAATGTGCTGCGCGGTATCCCGCCGAACTTCTACCAAGGATACCGCCTCGATCTTGCACCCGCGATTGTCCCGATGGTCGAGAACGTCTTCGGCCCGCGCGTCGGCCCGCTTGTGTTCAAGGAAGTCGTCGAGGTCTCTGTAGACCCGCTGACCGAGAACGATATGCTCGAGCACGGCTTCGAGGTCGAAACGCACCCCGGTGACAATGATATGCAGCATATGCAGGCGCACATGATGATAGTCCGGCTGGGCGATCCGCACGGCACCGCGCGCAAGCACATGATGAAACACCAGCAGCAGGCGCAGGCAAAGGCCCAAGCGCAGCAGGCGCAGATGCAAGGCCCGCCGCAAGGCGCTCCGGGGGCTCCCGGGATGCAGGGGACTCCCCCCGGCGCAATGCCTCAAGGCCCGCAGCACCAAGGGCCTCCCGGTATGATTGCGCCCGATCAGATGGCGCGCGCGGGGGGCATCCAAATGCCCCGCAAGATGTGAGTTGACGTAACGGGTTACGATAGAGTATCTAGAGCACCTCGATCGATGGCCGTTAGTCATCAGCCCCGTCTTGCCGACGCTATCGGCTAGGAGAAGAACATGGAAGACGACGACCTGTATCTGGACGGACCAGAGGATATTGAAAATGAAACAGCCGAAGCGATCGACGATGACGATGGAGACAATGACGCCAGTTCCGGAGGGAACGGTGAAGGAAGTTTCGATCGCGCCGATGCCGGTGACGAGGGCTTCGGTGGAGAAAGCTCGGAAGAAGTAAAGCAGCCTTCGCGGGGCCAGTCCCGCATACAGGCGGCAACGCGCATCGCGGCAGAAGCCAAAGCGCGCGCAGACGAACTTGAGCGGCAGGTGCGGGAGCTCCGGGAGGAGCGCCAGAGCCAGTCGAGCCAATACCAGCAGGAACAAGAACGCCAAGCTCTGGCGAACATGGATCCTTACGAACGCCTCGAATACCAGACGCAGAAGATTGCACGCGACACGGAGACACGGTTTGTTCGCTTACAGCAGGATATGCACGACGCACAAGACAAGGCAGCCTTCGCTGCCCGGTGCGCGTCTAATCCTGCCCTTGCGGGTATCGCCAAAGATGTCGAAGCCGCGCTCGCCCAGTCTCGCTCTGGCGGCGTCACCATTCCTCGCGAGACCGTCGCAGCTTACATCCTGGGGCAGCGTATGCTCGAGAAGGGTGGAAGCGCGCGTGCCAAGCAGGTCAAGAAAGCCGCAGCCAGTGTTTCTCGTGAACGCGCCAGCCCGGTGTCAGGTGGATCTGACGTCGGCGGTTCGTCCAGGGGCAATAAGGGCTCGGTCCGCTCGCGCCTTGACGGCGTAAACATCTGACGGGGTGCTGAGCCCCGTCCTCACGGAAGGGGCTCACAATGGCCGGCAATAACACTTACTCGCAGCTTTCGTCTGACGTCGAAAGCTATATCGCAGACGAAACCCTCCCGCTGGCCCGTCGCCAGCTGGTGGCCTATCAGTTCGGTGACCCGCTGACCCTCGACAAGGGTCGCGGCACTTCCTACACCGCTACCCGCTACAACCGTCTCCCCCTGCCTTACGCGCCGCTCGCTGAAGGCGTCGGCCCGGCTCAAGGTGAGTCGCTGACCATCTCGCAGGTGACTGCGACGGTGCAGCAGTGGGGCGACAAGGTCGTTATCACCGATGTCGCTGAAATGACCGTCAAGCATCCGCTGTTCAAGAAGGCTACCGAGCTGGTCGCCCTTCAGATGGCGGAAACGCTGGAGCGCAACACCTTCAACGCGCTGATGGCCGGTACTCAGGTCAACTACGTCAACGGCCGCGGTTCGCGCGCTGCGCTTCAGAGCGGTGACGTTCTCGATCCGACCACTGTGATCCGCACCGACGCGGCTCTCGAAACCCTCGGCGCTCCGCGCTACATGGGCGACGAACAGACCGACGACAAGCAGGACGTAGATGCTGGCGGCCGTCAGGCGTCCGCGGACCCGCGTGCTATGCCTCACTATGCCGCCATCATCCACACGCTGGCTGTTGGCGACTTCCGTCAGGCATCGACTGTCATTACCGCTTGGTCGTACAGCGACCTCAATCGCCTGTACAACTACGAAGTCGGTGAGTGGTCGGGTATCCGCTTCTGCAAGTCCAACCTGGTTCCCACCTTCACGGGTGTGGCCCAGATCACCGGCACCCCCGGCACTGCTGGATCGCTGGCCACCAATACGTACTACATCCAGGTGACTGCTTCGGACACGCAGAACCAGTACGAGAGCCGCATCTATCAGGTGTCGGGCGCGCTGTCCGTTACCGGCGCGACCGGATCTGTCTCGGTGACTCTGCCTGCTCTGACCGGCTACACGTTCAACGTGTACATCGGTACGACCAGCTCGCCTGCTAACCTCGGCCTCTGCGCCGCTGGCCCGACCGCTGGCACCTTGACGGGCCAGGCTGTTCAGCTCGCCCCTGGCCAGACTGTCGTCATCACTGGCACCGGCATCGCCCAGACTCCGCCTGCCGCCCCCGCTACCGGCCTGACGGTCTATCCGACCTTTATCTTCGGTCGCGGCGCTTACGGCCAGGTCGTTCTGGACAACGCCAAGTTCAGCTACCTGACCGGCCCTGATAAGAGCGACGTGCTCAATCAGCTCCGCGTCATCGGCTGGAAGGTGATGTATGGCACGCTGATCGAGAACCAGCAGTTCTTTGCTCGTATCGAATCGGTCTCTGCCTTCACTTCGACCTTCAGTTGATCCTAATGGTCAGGGGGCTTCGGCCCCCTGACTTCTCTTTCTAAGGGAGACCCCGATGTCTTTGCTCCGCACCTCCGGCAGTGGCCCCTCCGTTCTTGTTCCCGGAACTGATTCTTCCGGCACAGCTACCAACGTAGCGATCCCCGCTTTTGCGTCTGTTGACGCAAATGGCAACCTCCCTGACCCGGTGACGGCGTTCACTTCGGGCAATGTGGCTAACGCTTCTGCCGCCGCAGTAATGGTTGCGACCCCCGGCAAGATCAACTACGTTACGGGGCTTAGCATCACTTCCACCGGGGCGACTGCCCCCGCCGTCGTGCTTGCGTCCCTGAACAACGTCCTCGGGGGAAACCTCTCGTTCGTTCAGGCGGTGTCCACGGGGGCGCTTGTCGCAAACCCCTCTTTGAACCTGACGTTCTCCCCTCCGCTTCAAGCGTCTGCCGCCAATACCGCGGTCACCGCAGTCCTCCCCGCGCTGGGCGCTGGCAGCACAAACGCTGTCGTGACGATCTTTGGGTACACGGCCTAGTTTACTCTTCGGTTCGTTGTGCTAAAGCGAAAGCGGAACACTTCCGTTCCCCCGAAACCAAGAGGTAGGTATGACTGCGAAGTCAATCGCGGAGGAGCTGATGGGGGACGAACCCCAGACCAGCATCCTCACCGAAAAAGAAATCCAAGAGGCCAAGGCGAAAGCTAAGACCAAATTGGATGCTGCGATGAAGAAGCTCGCTTTCGACAAGATCGTCGGAGAGGAAGAGCTTCGTCTGAAACGCGAACAGGGCAAAACCACTGGTGTCGCCGATATGGACGAGCAGGTCAGCATTATGATCGACCTTCCCGATTTCTGCGGTAGCATCCGTGTCAACAGCGAGCCCTTCTGGCCGGGGCACACTTACACCGTCCCTCGCCACGTTGCGAACAGCCTGCGCGAGCAAATGCAGCGCGCGTGGAACCACCAGCACATCCTCGACGGCAAGTCCGCTGCGGAACAGTACAAGATGACGAAGCCGCAGGCGATCACGCCCAGTGGCATCGGCGCATTTGAGGGCAAGCTATGAGCACCACCGAAACCAAAGCCGCACCCGCTATCGGGTACTCGATCGTTGCCAACCTCGGCGACGATCGCCAGATGACCATCCAGTGCTTCGTGGGCGAAGATGAGAAGCTCGCGGACACCCACGAGCGGATCGACCGCGTACTGTCTATCGTTGACCGGCAAAAAGCGCGATACTCGCTGAAGGAGCTGCACAAGGACCGCGCCAAGCAGGCGCAGACTTTGGCGCAGGGCGAAGAAGACTTTGCACGTATTGAGCTTGACCACGACACTGCCAAGAGCAGCTTTGCGATCCGCCAGAAGGAAATCGCGGAAGAGCGCGAGAGCATTCATGCCAGCGCTCACGCTGCGGGCCGCGGTAAGCCTGTTGGTGCCGCTGCGTCTCGCGACGCCGCTCTTGGCCGGGAACTGAAAGAGATCGAGCAGTCACTCGAAAAGAACGAAGCAGAGCGCAATCAGTATCGCGCTAACGTCTTGATCTCCATCGAACGGTTCCGCCAAGCCGTCGAAGCTCTTGACGCACGTATCGCTGAAGCTGAGGCGACCATCAGGGGGGAGTAAGATTATGGCGTTGCAGGCTCAACAGATTGTATCGCTTGCAACACAGATTGCAGGGGTGCCCGGCTATGCGTCGCAGGCCGGGCAGCTTCTCAATATGATCCTATCTGACCTTTGCCAGACCTACGACTTTGACTTGGCCCGCGGTGTGACGACTGTCACCCTCGGGACAGGCATTGGCTCAGGCCCTTACACACTTCCATCCGACTACCTTCGCGCCGAATATGACGACGTGTTCTTCACGCTTTACGGCGTCAAGTACCCCCTGACGAACATCGACCTCTCTGAGTTTGATCTGCTCGTGCAGCAAGCGGGGATGTACTCCTACCCTTCAATGTACGCGACGGATCTGTCCTCGCAGAACGCCACGCCAGTTATGTATGTATGGCCCCCGTCCTCGGGAGCTTACCCTCTCACAATTCGTTACCGCAGGCAGATGCCTGACATAACTACCCCCGAGAGCAGCTCGACTGTACCTTGGTTCCCCAGCCAAGACTACCTTGTCACCCGCTTGGCGGGCGAGCTGATGAAGATCGCAGACGACGAACGCGCCGCATCTTTCTTGGGAAGTGGGGACCTCGGCGCGCAAGGCATCCTCGATCGCTATCTGAAGATGAAAGACGATAGCTCCGTCCGCGCCGATGTGGTGCGTCTGGATCGTCGCCGCTTTGGTTCGAGCTGGAACAAAGTGCCAAACACCAAGCAAGTTGGCTGGTGATCTCCTCTTAAAGAAAGAGATTATATGGCGCAGGCCCCGACACCCGACGCCGTGCTCGAAGAAACCTACCGTTTGTTTCTGGAGCACGAACGCAATGTTAGCCTGGCTGCCCGCGCCGCTGGCCTAGCTCGACAGACTTTTCGGCACCGCGTCTCGGCCTACGAACGCCGGTTTGGGGAGCAGGCGGCCCCTAAGGCCGGAGCGCCGCTCATTCCTACCGCTGAGGTAATCCCCGAATACGACGGCCCGATTAGCGAGCTGCTTGACCAGATCGAGAAGCACACCGAGCGCCGCATCGCCAATAGCGAAGCCAAGCGATGGCGTCGCTTCAAGGTGCCGCACAAAGGCCCGTACGCTCTGATGTTCTTCGGCGATCCGCACATCGACGACAACGGTGTGAATATGAAGCTGCTCCGGTCGCACTGCGATCTCGCTGCGCGCACCGAGGGTCTCTACGCAATCAACATCGGCGACACGACCAACAACTGGGCGGGACGCCTCGTTCACCTCTGGTCCAACCAGGACACGAGCTCGCACACCGCCCGCCGTCTCGCCAAATGGCTGTTGTCCGAAGCAGGCGTCCCTTGGTTCCTGTGGCTGCACGGCAACCACGACGGCTGGAGCGGCCCTGTCGGTAAAGACTGGTTCGAGGGGTGCAAGCCAAACTTCGTGACGATGGAGAACTGGGGCGCGAAGATCACACTTGTCGCCCCGAACGGCCACGAGCTTCGCCTGTGGGCGCAGCACAACTTCAAGGGCCATTCGATGTGGAACAATATGCACGGGCTGGAAAAGGCCGCGCAGATGAAGGACTGGGCGCATCTGTATGTGGCCGGGCACCACCACGACTTCGGCATCCGCCAGGGTGAGAACCCTGATCGCAACTTTGTCTATAACCTAGCCCGCGCTCGGGGGTATAAGTTTGAGGATGAGCACGCGCTCGTTCACGACTTCCCTTCCTTCAAGCACGGCGCTTCTATCTTGGCGGCGATCGACCCTTCAGCCCAAGGCCCTAATGTGGTACAATGCTTTGCCGATCCTTTTGAAGGCGCGGACTATCTGAAGTTCAAACGGGCAAAGGCTGGCTGAAGTGGCGCTTCGCAACTCGAGAGATGTTACGGTCAAGCCCCTTGGGGTTAGTGACGCGCAGGACGGCACTAACGCCGCACCGGGCGCGATGACGACGTTGCAGAACCTCGTGCCCGCCTACCATACCGAGAATGTATTTGCCCCCCGTCCTGCGGCGGTGAAGACTGTTGATCTGTCTTCTATTAATGCCGTGGGGGTCATAAGCTGCTTCGTCGTCATAGACAGCCATGTCTACGGGATGATTAGCTCCTCGACCTATCCAGGGTACGATCAACCTTTCGTTTACAACCTCGGGACCGGCGTCCTCCAGACAGTGACTGGCGTCGCGGCAGGGCTCCTTCCCACAACCCAACCGACAACTGGCGATTGGGTTCCCCCGACGATACAGGCTGTCACGCCGACCACTCTCGTCATAACTCACCCCGGCTTCCCCGGAAGCAGCGGCCCCTACTTCGGCTGGCTCGATATTTCGAGCTTCGTATCCTCGGCTATGGTGGCGAACACGACGTTAGGGTCTAACGTCCTAACCGGCGTCGTGACGACCGTAGGCAGCTCTGCTCCTATCTTACAGGGCGTGCAGCCCGGCCAAGCGATCTCTGGCACCGGCATCCCGGCGGGGGCCTACGTGGTGTCTGCAACGAACGGTACGTTCACTCTGAGCACTACTGGAAGCACCCACAGCAACACGACTCTGGACGCTCTGGGGTCTACCACCGGAGTGATTCCCGGAACGCTTGTCACAGGCCCGAATATTCCTCCGGGGGCCTATGTCACAGTTGTGAACTCTTCCACCTCTGTGACGATATCACAGGCGGCTACCGCTACTGGTACGGGGCTCGCGGTGATCTTTTCGGGCCAAGGCACGATCACGATCAGTGCGAACGCCACTTCGAGTAACAGCGTTATCGCACTAACGGTCACAGGAGGAACCCCTGCTTCTCCGCGGTGGGGCGCGGGCAACACGAACACCAACCCGCTTACGACAGTGCCAACGTGCGCTTACGGTTTCAATGCCAGATGTTATTTCGGCTCAGGGCCTTATCTCGTCTATTCCGACTCACTCAATGCGATACAGGTCAGCCTGGCAAGCCAAGCGATAACCGTTGGCGACTCGACAAACATTACCGCGCTGTCCGGTGTGCCGCTGACTTCGCAGCTCACGGGCGGGGTCCAGCAGTCGATGACTGTGTTCAAAGGCGCAGGTTTTCTCTACCAAGTAACCGGCGATCCGGCGACAGCAAACCTTCTTCTCAACGCGGTGGCGGGGTCGGTTGGAACTCTGGCTCCTCGGACTATTGTCGGGACGCCTGTTGGCACCGCGTTTATGGCGGTAGACGGCCTTCGTATTCTCGGGCTCTCAGGAACCCTGAGCGAGCCAATCGGCGTTGGAGGGACCGGCGTCGCAGTTCCCTTCCTCAACGCCGTGTACCCCACTCGTATGTGCGCGGGGTTCGCAGAGAACATTTATCGGATCACCGTGACGAACGGAGCTACCGCGGGCAACCCAACTTCTGAGTACTGGTTCGACGTTAATAAAAAAGTCTGGACAGGCCCCCACACTTTTCCCTGCACGGCGGTGCAGCCCTACTCGAGCGGCGGCACTTTTCTCGTTGTGCCTACCGCAGCCGCTGCCTCTATCTGGCGGTCGGACGCGATCCCCAACTACAACTCGGTCTATATCGAGAATGGCGCACAGCTGACCTGTAGCTACCAGACGGCGCTGCTTCCTGACAGCGGTCACTTGTCCTACAACCGCGTGAACAAGATGACGCTGTCGATGTCGCTTTCGTCTAGTGCTTCTGCGAACGTAACTGTTACCGACGACAATGGCTACTCGCTGGCTACGACTTCGTTCAACGGCGAAGGGCCTCTGCCGACGCTGTGGGGGTACTCTACTTGGGGTGGCGGCTATTGGGGCTCGGGGGTAGGGGCACTTCGCCAGTACGCCCTACGGTTCCCGAACCCGTTGTTCTTCCGTCAAGCCTATGTCTCAGTGACGTTCTCTGCTACAAGCAGTCTGAACATCGGCAACCTATACGCCCAACTTCAGCCCCTTGGCTACTTTGCCAACCCGAACTACTGAGGACTGACTTATGTCGATCGCCAATGGCCTAACGCTCCCGGTGACGATCACCAACGGAACGACCAACGATGCCACTCAGGTTATGAGCGATCTCAATACGTTGCTCAATGCTCTCAACCGGGCGCTGCTCGACGCAGGCTCGGGGGCGGGCATGAACGCCTTCGCAACCCAAATACATAATCTAACGGATCCGAGCTCGGCGCAAGACGCAGCCACCCAGAACTACGTGCTTACAAAGTTTGCTTCGCCTCCGGCGCTGGGCAGCACTACGCCTGCGGCGGTCTCGGCTACG